GTGGCTTGCTGTGTTGTTTCATCCAGAATATCGCCGCTTACCTCATCCAGTATCGATCCGCTTGTTTCATCTAAGATAGATTCACTCGCGCCAGCATTAACCGTCGAAACTATTTTGTATGCTTTCGCGTGAGTAGAAAAATTAATGTAATCGCCCGCATAAAAAGCATTTGATAAACCGGCTGTAATATTATTAATAGGGATTGAATTTGATCCTCGCGCCCGTGCGCCATTCGTAACCGGCGAACCAGTAACAGCACTTAACGAATCATAAGGCAAAGGGATTTCAAATGTGCCGCTTCGGCCTCTCACGCCTTCCAGAAAACCCTCTACCGGCATAAACTCGGCTTTCGATAGTGGTGCGTGTTCTATCGTCATACTAAAACGCTGTGCGCCGTATCGTCGTGACTGCATGACCCCTGATTCAGACACATACTGGCCTTCACCTATATTCGAGGTGATGCCCAGCATTTTAAAATCAGTGTTTGGATAATCAGCCATTATGCGAAATTCTCACCGTTTTCAAACATCCGACCACGCATAGTATTATATACCGTATCTCGATTTCTATCCCAGAATGCCTGTGCGCCGTCAGCGTCGAGGAATTGAAACACAACTTTCATATCACCACCGCCACCAACAGCGTTATTCCTGACTTGTTCTGATGTGCCTTTATCCAAAACCATTTCGCCCTGTTTTAAATTGTAAGAGCCATCGCGAGGAATGTAGTCTTGTCCGTCATGCGCCTGACCAATTGCGCCCGCCTGGACAACGCCGGTTGCAGCGATCAATCCTGTTGCTATATTGCCCATGATTTGCGCTTTTGTTGCCAGCACACCGGTGGGGTCTAATGCATTTGCTTTGGTGACAGCGACTTGCGTATTGATAATAGATTGAGCTACTGCCAACCCTTTCTCAAAAGCCAGCATTGCCATTTTTATCTTTTTATTATCGTTACCCATAGCAGACATTAGGCCGGATAGCGCAGAATACATATTGCCAGCCGATGATAAAATAAGCTGATTTGATGCCATCTCGTTTGCTTCGCGTTTTTTTGCTTCTGCCGCCGCTGTTTCTGTTCTTGCTCGATCGGCCTCCGCAAACAAACCGTTTAGCTCTATTCTTCTTTGATACCACGGGTCTTCTGATGCGGCAGGTGGTTTTTCTTCTGCCTCTGTTTGTTCCGGTGTTGTTGGTGCTGCTGCAGCCTGCTGTGTTGTTGACGTTATAGCATTACTTAATAACTGTATTCTTTTTTGTAGCTCGCCAGCACGCAAGGATAATGCCTGCATTTCAGCAGCATACGGCTTCATGTTGCCGGTAGTTTTGCCTGCCTCATGTAGTTCTATCATTCTCTGCTTAATTTCTTTTAGCTCATCTTGAGGTGTCTCAAGTGCGCCGGTCATTTTAGCCGCCATAAAACCTATGGCTTTGCCGAAATTAGCAAATGCTGCCGCGCCTTTAGCTGAAAGATTCACCATATTCAACAGGCCAGCACCAATAGACTGTAAACCAGAAATGACAGCGGGGTCTTGTAGGGTTTCTTTTAGTGTGTCGAGCGCAGAAATTAAATCTTTCGCATCCAGCGCGCCAAACGTTTTTAAAGCAACGTTTTCAATTTGCTGCAATGCCTGGCTAACCGTCTTTTCTGTCTGCCCGAATTCTTTTTCCAAAACAGCCGACTGACTTTGCAATGCCTTGACAACGACATCGGCGGTTAGCTTGCCCTCCTTTGCAACATCCCTAAGTGCGCCTATTTCAATACCCAAACCGTCCGCGATAGCCTGTGCTAAACGTGGCGTTTGCTCCATAATTGAGTTTAATTCTTGACCGCGTAACGCATCAGCCGCCAATCCTTGGCCGAATTGGAACAATGCCGCCGCGCTCGATGCCGCTGTACTGCCGGAAACAGCAACCGCATTGTTGACGGTTTCAGTTATATCGAGTAATTCAGTTTGAGACAATCCAAGCTGCTCAGTTGATTTCGCCATTCGGAAATACAAATCCGTGGTTGCTTCTAATGAGCCTCTTGTTTTTTGGGAAACTTGAAATATATTTTCTTGAACATCTGCCAATTGCTGCGAATCACGAGTGACAAGCCGCAATTTATTGGACATCGCTGTGTAGGTATTATTAAGGTCGAGAATTTCCTTAATAGCAAGACCGATACCAACAGCAGCAAACGCACTTTGCAAGCTGCCAAGCTCTTTTCCTGTTTGACGGGAAAATCGCTTAACAGATCGCGTCATTTTATTAAATGATGCCTTGGTTTTTTTCTCGAATCCGTCAACGCCGCGACTGGCTTTTGCTAAATCAGAAACAAAGCGCCCAGTATTAGCGATTACGTCGACGGATAGGCTTGCGATTGTTGCCATTTAGATTAGCCTTTGCTTTTGCTTCTAATTCTGCCTCGGTTCGTATTTTCTTTTCGGTTTCAGCCTTTAAATGATAATAAGCCATATATTCCGAAAGGTCATACGATGTCAGGCGAGTTAATAATTCACTAACCGGCATACCCAGCTCTAAGGATAAAAACAAATAAAAGCGCCGCTTTGGGCGGCTGCTTAGTTTTTTGCTAAATCCTCAACATCATTATCTGATATTTTGTTAAGCCTTTGGGCTACCGTGAACACTCTATCTAATGCCGATGCGCTTTTACATCCAAGCTCTTTAATATCGGCATCATCGAATAAACGGACACCATCTTCATCAACCAATGTTAAACACACAAGACGGGCGCGTATATTTTCCATATTAACGCCACCAGTTTTATTTACGATTTGTGATTCGAACAAATCGCGCTCTGCACCGGTCAACATTCTGACAAAAGCTTCGCCACCCCATTCAGGGATTTTAACCAGCTCTTTTTGTAAATCATCAGAATTTAAAATCGCCTCTTTAGTTAGCATTATGATGTAGCCCTCGTCAAGTCACTAGCCGATTGAATAGAAACGGGTGCTTCTTCTAAATCACCGACCGCGCCACTCATGGGCGTGTATGATTCGAGAATGCCTGTACCTGAAAAGCTGGGGTTCGTTGCTGATACCGCGCCGATTGTTGGTTTAAGTACGCAAGTAAACGTCGAGCCAACCAGACTAAACAATGTTGCATCAACTTCTGATGCCGCATAATCCTGGTGAAAGCTAATATCAATCGACCAGTCTTTCAACCCGCCTTTGCGTGATCGGGTATTATCCCCCATTGCCGTATCATCCAGCATTTCAGCCGCATAATTCAATGTCACTGATTTAACATGGTCTGATAAATCAACAGAATTTAATACAACCGATGCATCGTTATAAACTACCGTTGCCATAATGAATCCTCCTACAAGATTCCTAAAATAACAATAAATTCAAAAGATGGCGATGTGCCAGCGATTGTATAATTTACTCTAAAATAATCGTCCGTTAATGCGCCGTCAACTTCAACCCATTCGGACGTAATGCCTGTTGCCTGCGTAAATGTAGCCGCTGTAACCGGTGTTGTCATGCTGCCGTTATCATCGCTCTGAATAATAACATCTAATGTCGGGCTTGTTCCGCTGGCGGTAATAACGTGTATAGCGCAATAAAGCTTTTGCGTTGATGATACTGCGCCCAATTGTCGTGCCGTACCATTGCCCGATGTGGTGCGCGTGTTATTGTGCATGATCGTGCCTTTGACCAAGTCCTCACTTGATTCACCTGTCACACTAAACGCATACAAATCACCAATCGCACCATTAGCAGAGTATTCGCTGCCTGTTGCTGCCATTGTAAAAGCCACTTCGCCATCCGCGCCCGTTTGAGGCGCTGCGCTCATGGGTTCGCCAGAGTTGCCAACATGGTCAAATAAGAAGCCATCCGGTACAGACTCCCAAAATCCTGCCAATGACATGGCGGCTGTTTTTAATCCACCCTTTCGGCTTCGTGTTGAATCGCCAAAAACAGTATCATCTAACATCTCAGCAGAATAATCGACAGCAATAGAATTTAGATAACCCGACAGATCATATTCAGACATCCATAGCTTTGAATTTGTTAATACCTGCGTTGCCATATCATCTCCAATAAATCATAAAATCGATACTGACTTGATAAATCTGAAACTCATCTTCGTATAAGTCGCTCACATTTTCCAAATAACTACCGTCAATTGTTGTGCCGTCGCTTGTTCCTGTGTACCGATCTAAAGCGGCAACAATCTGTGTTTCTAATGCTTTCACGCCTGAATAACTATTGTCATATCCTGTGACTGTTATTCGCTTTCGACTGTGATCAGCATTCGACCCCATTGCCGGAAATTCTGTTCGTGTAATTATCTCATAAACGCAAGCCGGATAACTAACATCTTGCGGCAATTTAACAGGGTATAAACGAGCGGCTATTAATGCACTTAATCCCGCATGGCCTGTTAATTGCGTGTGAACATGACGCTCCATTAATAAAACTTCTCGATTAATGCGCCCAATTCACGACCAATATGGTTAATTACTTTTTTACCTTTCGCATCAACGGCGGGGCGCATAAAGGGTTGTCGCTTTGTGCCAGGGTGATCAATATTCGCGCCACTTTTACGTTTAATAGAATGCGCTCTTGTTGGAAACTCAACTAAATGGGCATACCAGCCGTCATACTTTAACCGCTTACCGGATCGCGCGCCGACTTTAAGCCATGCGCCAGGCGTTGACCTACGCACGTTAACAAGCCCTAATGACCGCCTCAAATTACCTGTTCTTTTTGGCACTCTCTGTTTCATATCATCCAGCAAAATCTTTGATGCTTTGCGTGTCGCCATTTTTGCAAATTTCGTTGATGTGCGCGAATCCATGCGCCTTAATTGCCGCTTTAATTGGTCAAAACCTTTTAAATCAAACTGAACATCCATCACACGGCCTCATGACATCGTAAAATCAAATCACGGTTTAAATCCATCACATTATCAACAGATAGAATATTGAAAATATCGGTTCCGTGTTTAATTCGCATTTTTGGCGTTACATCATCAATATAGTGAATACCGAATTCAACAATTCTGTCAGGGCTTCGTTTATCATTTACAAAATTTTCTGTGCCTGAAATCACTTTCTTATAAGCGCGGACGATCCGAAAAGTTGACCATGTTTCATCAGCTTCGCCGTATGCATCTTGTGATTCAGTTGCTTTCTGAATCGTTATCTTGTGTCTTAGTCGTCCGGCTCTCATCAACTTTTTCCGCTTCGCCTGATTTTAACCATGCTTTTGCACGACCTTGCGGTATATCTATAATCTGCTCAGGCCGCGATGCTTTCGCTTTGATCTTTATTTTCATATCGATACCCGATAAGGCTGCAATAACATTCTAGCCGTATGCGGCAATTTAGACACCATAACACCGACAATAAAACTTTCGCGCTCTTTGTACCAATCGCCGATTAATATTTTCATGGCCTGTTTAATTTGTGTCGGTACGTTACCAGCCGATGTATAGCCCGCCACATAAGTCACCGTCACCGCATTAATAATATTCCGCGTTGTAGGCCAAGATGTGCCATAAGCCTCGACAACCCGCGCCGGTTCCGATGTGGTGTCGACGGTATAATTAGCACTTGAATAGGTTTGCGTGTCGCCCGCTGTATCAATGTATTGAATGGAGGTTATCGACTGTAGTGGCGGACGCTCTAACTCAAAACAATGCGGGAAAAAATCATATTTGGCCGTAATAGTTTGTGTTAGCAATGATCGGCGCAAATAATTTTCAATATAATCAATTGTACTATCAATCATCGAATCAAGCAATTCATCATCATCGGTGAAATCAGTAGTTAAATTAAGATGCGCCTTTACTTCATCCAACGATAAAGGTTTTTTTGTTGCCGCTGTTGTGACAGAAAACGACATTAATCAGCCTTTTTGCCTTGTTTTTTCTTTGCCGAAGTTTTCTTTTCTGGCTCTGGTTTTTCAGTCTTTGTAGTCAAATCATCAGTCGCATAACCACGATTCATGCAATGCAAAGCCGTTTCAATCGAAACAGAATATTCTTTGCCTTCTTCATAATGACTTTCAATATCATCATTATGGTCTAAAACTGTATATTCTTTAACGAATAATATTTTTATTTCTTCGCTCATAATCATTCCTTAAAAGAAGGGGCGGAAACCCGCCCCGACTTATTAAACGATCTCGTCTACAGTAGAAAGATCATTGTCGCTTGCTGGTGCAAAGCGTGGCTCACAGCCAAGCAGTAACGCACCTGCGTCCGATGTTGCCGTGGAAATCGTCATACTGATAGCAATATGATTAAAGCCGTTAGCCACATCTAACTCAGTTGACAGGCAGTTAATAATTGCCTGCTTATCTGAGTCTGTACCCGCTTGCGTTAGCTGCGTGATGGCTTTGCCGGTAATGTCCTTTGAACCCGTGCCGCTAGAATCGGTTGCTTGAACCAATTTAGCATCGAGTGTCGCAGACGCGCCCAGCGTACCCGCCATGATAATCGCCATAAACTGGTGAAAATACTCAGCGTTAGCGTAATCAGAAACAACCGTTGATGCGGCAATCGCATCAGGGTCAATTGTGCCAACAACTGCGCTGGCTTCGCTTGGTAACATGCTCATGTTATCCCCCTTATGCTCGTGCTGCTAAGGTAACAAACGGCGATAAGCTGTTTGAACCATTGGCAGGCGTGATTGCTGAATTTAACCAAGGCTGACCATCAACACGATAAGTCGCACGGAATGCTGTCGAGCCTGCATCGAAATACAGGTGAATCGACGTTGCATATTCAATGCCGCCTGCTTTCGTGATCGAGTTATACGAACCGAAATCAACCAGCATAATATCGCCTTTATCGCCCAGCGTTTGCGCTGTTTGAGTAACGATAACCGGACGACCAAATAATGAGCCGCCTGGTGTACCTGTGATGCCTGGCGGTACAAACACCGGCATATCACCGATAGTCATTTGAGGCAGTTGGTTCCATGCATCGTTATTCACCAGCCATACCGCACGACTCATAGAGCTTGCAGGTAAACGACCGTACATTTTCGATACGTTAGCCGCATTGATGGTATCAGCCGTTTGTGATGTTTCTTTTGCCACTGTCACCAGTGCATCAGAATTAAACACGCCCAATGGCTGGCCTGCGCCCGTGCCGTTAATAATCGCGTCATTGGTTTTCCATAAAATGGAATCACCGGTTTTGCGAGTCAGGTAAGAAGTCAGCGCGGTTGAATCAGCCATAAGCTCATCAGTAACCGGTACAAGCGCCATTAATTTCTTAAGGCGTAATGTGTCCAGTTTGCCGCTTGGCTTGGTCTGTGTGGCTGCTGCCGCTTCGTTTTCCCAATAAGCACGAATGCCATTAGTTCCCCAAGGCGTAGTTTCATCCGCTGGGAATGACATTGAATTGCCCTGAATATCAGTGCTATCTGTCATTGGTAAAAACGCGCCTTCGCCCAGTGAATGGGTTTTGATTTCGTTTGAAAATTCAACCGGAACCATGAAGCCGCCGTCAGCGCCCGTGCCTTCGTTGCCGTAAGTTGTTGGTGCTGCCGCGCCGATACCTAAACGCTCATCGATACCGCCGCCCATACCGGCCTGCATAACAGACATTGCAAATTCACCGTAAGACTTAAAGCCGCCTTTTGGATCATTGACAATCTGAGCATCACCCGTTTGAACAATCGCATCATCAGCAACCTGTAAAGGCGTTGCAACCGTATTAGCAACACGATCAAGATCAGCTAATCTTTCTTCCTGCTCGATAGCTGATTGAACCGAATCACCCGTTTTGATAAACGCATCAATTTTCGCGCTTTCTTCATCCGTCAAATCACGATTTTCAGCATCCGCAACGGCAGTAATCGCGCGCGCATCCTCTTTAATCTGTGTCCGGCGCTGACGTAACGCCTGTAGTCTTTTACTCATTTCGAGTTACTCCAACATTGTTAATTTAAGTTTTTCGTCCTATCAATCATCGGATTGACCAACCGCGTTAGCCGCTGTCTGCCTCGGACACGAGACTAAATCATTTTTACCCGCGCTTTTAAGGTATTCGCCTGTTTAGCGCCGAGTTTTTCCAATACTTCATCAAAAGTCGCTATGCGGTCGGCCATATTCTCTCGAATAGCCTCCTCCGCACCCACTACACGGCCTTGACCGTAACCATTCTTAACTGCATCCGCCGAAACACCGCGATTTCTTGCAATAGCATTCACAAAATCATCGTAATATTCATTTACACGCGACTGGATGTTGTTCAATGAATCTTCTGTCAATGGTTCATACGGATTACCATCGACTTTATGCTTTCCAGCACTGATTAACGTGGTTTTAATACCTTCCTTCGCTAAATTTTCTGAAAAATCATTGTGCGCGGTATAAACACCGATTGAGCCGACTTCACCGCCTGGTGTCACCACAAATTCACTTGCACTCGTGCCAATCCAGTAAGCCGCACTAGCCGATAGAGAATTGGAAACCGCTGTAATGTGCTTTTTCTCTCTGGCTTGATAAATAACGTCCGATAATTCTTTCACGCCGTAAACTGAGCCGCCAGGGCTATCAATATTCAATACAATGGCCTTTACAGAGTCCGTATCTGCTGCTGCTTGTATGTCTTTTGCCAGCATTTCTGTTGATGTGCCGCCGCTAAATTCTTGCATCATGTTCATGCGCTGAGAAACCGCGCCATAAACCGGAATAACCGCAATCGAACCGCGCTTGTCTGCTCTTGGTCGGCTTGCCGCCGCTGCTTTGAATGAATCGGCGTTGATTTCGATGCCGTTTTGCTTGGCCAGTAAAAATTGCTCAATTTCTGCAATCTTACTCGGCAGCATCGCCCAGCATTCAGAATAAAAACTTCTCAGTATGTTGTCATACATCACTTTTCACCAAATTCACTAGCTCGACTACGCGGCTCGTTTCCCATGTATCAATTGATAAATTCAAATCTTTTGACTCGATCAATTGAGATTTTAAATTGATTATATCACTTTTAGCGGTTTTTTCATCAATACAAAGCGTTTCTGCAATATGCTTGGCGTGTTGGTTGAATACACCACTAAACCAATCGTGAAAACGCTCAACATCGGTTAAATAACCCTTTTCAAGTCCTTTAGATAGAATAGCCTGTTCTTTTCTGGCAATTCGCAACGCTGACATCTCGATTAATTTTGCTTCACGATCATCATTGTTTTTACCTTGCTGCATGTTCATTGGGGTTAGCGGCTCGTCTAATCCGTCGATAGAATTCCTGTTCTCTAATGACCGCGCCTCGTTTCGTGTTAAATGCCCTGATTCAATACCTGACCGGTAAGCTTCATAGCGTGACTTCATATCACCACGCAACAGACCATCAACATTGAACTCGACAAAGACATCATCTTCAACAATCAATGCCTTTTTGATCGCTTGCTCCCATCGAACCAGCCAAGGCCGTATCGTATGAACGACAAACTCTATGCCCTGATGCTCAATATTGTTATTGGTTGACCGGTCTAAATCACCAATCATGTGAGGTGGAATGCGGAATATTCGTGCAATATCCGTCACTGAGTATTTGCGCGTTTCTAAAAACTGCGCGTCCTCATTCGACATGCCGATTTCAGTGTATTTCATGCCATCTTCTAAAACGGCAGTTTTATGTCGATTGGTGCCGGTTTGCTGATCCTGCCAACTACGGCGGAAACGATTAAACGCTTCTTTGTCTTTAAATCCTGTCGGATGCTCTAAAATGCCGCGCGGTGTTGCGTCATTTGAAAACAACCTGGAACCATATTCCTGAGCAGCAAAAGACGCGCCAATCGTTTCACGATGCAAGGCAACAGGACTTAAGCCCTCCAAACCATCAAACGACATGCCCTTAAGGTGGAAAATCTCATTTGCTGGGATTTGATCAACGACCAACCCTTGCTCATCTTTTACCTGATAAACCAAACGGCCATTATCGGTGAATTTTGGAATAACGCGGTTTGTTGGCAAAGGATAGAGCGCATTAACAACACCGGAACCAGACCATTCGATTCGCGCATAACCATTACCCCTTAATCCGGTATGACTTTGCAGTGTGTCTCTAAACTCACAGGACGTTTGAAAATGATTCGGCGTATTGTGTAGAATTTCGTGTAAATTATGATCTTTTAATTTCTGCTTGTTGCCGTTAGTGTCTCGATAAACGTCAAGAGGTAATGATGCAATTGTTTCAGACAGGATTCTGACACAACTATAAACAGCGGTATTTCTAAGGGCAGTATCTTCTGAAACCCTAATACCCGATGCGGTTTGCTCACCTATAGGGGTGTACCAAAAATCGCTAGTCGGCTCTCGATCATGGCCGAAAATCGATGATAAGATCATTATCTAAACCCTTTATAAGCTGCAAATAACAGCATTGAGCCAATCACAATAAATGAAGCCGGAATATAAATTTGATACACGCCATATCCTATCAGCGAAACCCCTATTACTGCCATTGTATCAAAAAACAACTCTTTCAGCATATCTGTTTTTTTAAACACTCAGCACACCTCTATCATCATAAACACTGGCCTTATCCTGCGTGAGAATGGCGCGTCCTATAGCCATGATCAAAGCAACAACACCATCTATTTTATTCTCTGGTCGTTCTTTATTAGGGAAAATATTGTCTTTCTTATCCAGTGTCGCAACCACGTTACCAAACATCCACATTAAAACAGGGTCTTTCTGGAAAACAATTTTTTTCTCTAATATTAACGCCTCGACAAATTTCATCGGCTCACTGAAATTTTTAACCGTTGCGCCGTATTCTACCATAGGGAACCCTTCTTCCATCATTCGCGTACTGAATTGCGTGGCTTGAAATGGATCGTAAGGGACTTCTTTTACTTCATAATCTGATTTCAATTCTTTCAAATCATCTTCAATATACGAAAAGTCAGTAACATTGCCAGGCGTTGCGGTTAGCCATCCGTCAGTGTGCCATGCTTTGTAACGTGTGTTGCCGCCCTCAAGAATTCTATCCTCTGGTAAATAATGCTTAAAAAACGCCGTCCATTTTCCATTGCCTTTAGGGGGAAATAAAATGCACATATCAGCAATATCGATTTTTGATGCCAAATCGATAGCCACATAACACTCACGCCCTTTGAAATCTTCAATTTTAACTTTTGGTCGCCTGACTGCCTGAAACGCCAGCATATTCATCCATGCCGCTTTCGCGCCCACCCATAAATTAAGATGTTTTGTTTTATACGCAACCTGTTTAGTGGCGGATCGTTTCGCCTGATTTAATTGGCCTTTTAAAAAATCGGCATCAACTGAAACACCATAATTCGGATTGGCTTTGATTTGCGCCTCGACGGTGTCCCATTCGTCATCCTCATCAATCGAATAAATTATTCCAAATACATTATCATCATCAACGCTACCCGATAATATTCGGGTGACATCATCGCGCACTGAATAACACGCGCCGCCGGTATCGCTTCCAGCCGTGGTGATATAAATCATCAAAGGATTTTCACGCGCACCCATACCGGTTACAAACGTATCAACCAAATCAGAGTTTGCGTGTTCGTGAAATTCATCAGCAATACCCAATGACGGGCTTGAACCATCGCCTGGGTTGCCAATCACTGGCTCGAACTTTGAGCCATTGTTTAAAATCGTTAATGATTTAGCATTGACCGTGATTCCAAACGCTTCGCGTAAATCCGGCTCACGCTGACAAATGGCCTTTGCTGGATTAAATACCTCAAACGCCTGTTTTTCAGACGTTGCGCCACAATATACTTCAGCACCAAATTCACCCTCGATAGTCAAACCGCCAATCGCCAAGCCCGACAGCATATAAGTTTTCCCATTCTTGCGAGGTACTTCAATATAAACCTCTCTGAAACGTCGCTTGCCAGATTCAGCCCAATACCAGCCATAAATATTAACAACACAAAATATTTGCCAAGGCGACAAAATAAACAATTCTTTTTTAGCCGCCCACTTACCCTTAACATGCGGCAGCTTTTCTAAAAACTCGCACCACTTTTGAGACTTATCGACATCAATCCGTAAATCATCACGTTCTAAATCATCGATAAAACGCTGGCAGGCTTGCCGCGCATATTTGCCCGCCGGTATCTCTCCGCTTGTGACAGACTCGGCATAATCGAGCGCGCGTTGTGCAAAACTACTCTGCAAACTTATTGCCTTTCGGTTTTTCGATTTCCAGCTTTGTTCTATCCGATGGCGACAAACCAAGTCTGCCCATCTCTAAAGACATTCGACTTAATTTTGAGGTCGTGAAACGACCGTAATCTGTTCTGAACTGAGTCAGCAGCTTTGTTAATATCTCAACCGCCAACGTATCTGAACCAGTGAGAACACCAGCCGGAACCATATCAACGATTTCACGCCAATATGTTTTTTCTAACTCATCCAAATGATCAGGCGGTAATTCAGGAAAAGCGCCATTGCCTTCCGGCTCCGCATCATTGCGCCTTTGCGGGTTCTTGGCATAAGCACCGGTTATCTCTAATACTTTGCTTGGTTTGCGTTGTGCTGGCATTGAAAATACCTATCGATGAGATTATTTATCATTGTCTAAATCTATAATAAACCATTTTTAACAGGTTTTCTTATATGTGGACGTAAAAAAAGACCGGAGTCGTCGGTTCTGCGCTGTAAAACGGTGAAGAATTGACCACCCCCGCCCTTTTGGCATGATTTTTGTCTTGATTGTGACGTTATATGATAGGTTTTATCTATTATTGCCTTTCTCTTGCTGTCTTTGATCTATGGCATTGTTTACAGATAGACTGCAGGTTGTCGATGTGATCTGTACCGCCGTTAGCCTTGCTGATGATGTGGTCGACTTCTGTTGCTGGTGTGGTGCGGTCTTGCTTTATACAAACTTGACAAAGGTAGTGATCTTGCCTCAGCCTAGCTGCTCGTATGCGTTGCCACTCCTTGCCATAACCTCTTTGCTGTCTTGTGCCCCTGTAACGATCATCTTGCCAATTGTGCTTATGCTGGTCTGCGTGGTCATCACAATAGCGTCCTTGCGTTAGATTGGGGCATCCTGTGTGATTGCATGGCTTAGGCGCTAATCGTGGCATTATGGCCTCTTGGTTGTTTGCTCTGCTCTATATCCATATCTATCTGAGCATTAAGACCATCGTCATTACTAAATATTGAGTTCATATAGGCACGAAACAGCGTACTATCTGTATGCTGTCGTTCTAATGCGTCAAGCTGTTGCTTACGCTTCGCCCTTGTGAAATCAATGATCTTAGCCATGACATATCCATTAGTCTGCTATTACCTTCAATGTGAATTTACCTGTTAATGTCTGCGCCGGTGTTGCGTCTGTTGATACGGTTATCAGTACATCATAGCTCGTATCTGCCACGCCGCCTGTAATACTGCATTGCACCGCTTCACCTATGGGCGTAGTAATGCCATCAATTATTAGCTCGGCTGTCGATACGGATTTGCTTGATATTGTTAAATCCGTTGTTGTGACTTCTGCGATGGTTGGTGTGCCGGTTAATAGCTCACCCGAATCGAGAACATCATCGAATGCATAAGCAATATTCCTTACTGCTGATACTGATTTTGTATGTATTTGCGGCGCTTTATGAATCATTCTTTCTTAGCCCTATAATGCAGTCGATTGCCATCATGTCTGTAATGTAGCTTATTCTGTGTGTGTCGATAATGCAATTTATTCGGCTTTCCTCGGTATTCAAGCCCTTCGCTATCAGGAACAGTGACAATACCGACACTAAACCCCGCTGTCGGGATTAAATTTACACTACCGAATGAACCAAAACCACCCGTTACAATGGTTGATGCACTCATTATGTCGCCCTGGTTCTGCTAGTTGGTGTTGAGGCATCGTCAAGTGTGAATGTCGCTGCCGTTGTCGTGCCGTCAAGCTGTTTCGCTGTTATGGTCGTTCCGCTAATGGAAAACTCACCGATAGTTTGCTGGATCATAAATAAACACTGAGCCAATGTTGGCGCTGTTCCATCTGCTGCGTATGCTTCTGTCATTTGAGTAGTTAGTACGTCAGTGATTGATAAGTCATTCAATGCTGCAAGTGTTGCGGGTAATGTCGTTCCCGTGTCAACCAATATAGCGTCAACGTTCGCGTCAACTGTTGACAATGCCGTTGCTGTTGCCAGTGTTGCTAATGTAGCTGGAAGTGTTGTGCCTGTATCTGTCTCTATATCCTGAACGGCTTTTCCTGCGCTTCCTGCTGTCGTGTGTGCTGATAAATCATCATCCCAAATCTGGTGTGCTATTTGTGTTATTGGGTGAACATGCTCGATTAAAATAACCACTCTGTCAGTCGCTATTGGTGTAACGGCAAATGCCTCGTCAATAGTGACTGTTTTTGTAGTGCCATCATAATCCAGCACAACCCTAGACTGCCCGATACCTGTACCACTTAGAATATAAGCAGTCTGATCGTTGTAAAAATCATCGACGGCTGATCCTGCTGCTAAAACAAATGTTGTAGTGGTTGGTGTGCCAGTAATGGTTGTGTCAACAATAGCCGCGCCACCTAATGCCTCTGATAACCCGGTTGTTCCTGCTGTTAAATGACCGGCTATTGGCTCATTCCAGTTAGCATCGACCATAGAGGTTTCGCTTGCACTTGAGATTGTAGCGCCGTCTGTTCCAGTGATAATATCTAAATCAGCTTGTGCTGTAGCAATCAACCCTGGCACATCATCGGTCTGTAATTCGTTAGTATCGGCCACAATAGCGGCCAATTGCGTTGAATTGGTGTCTATTTCCTGTCTGATTTGCGTGACCGTTGGGGCTGTGCCTGCCGAGCCTAACGCTGCGATAATCTCGATAGTATCACCCACGGCCATAGTGAAGATCGCAGGATCAGCCGATAAAGTAACTGTTCTCGTTGCGCCGGTATAATCTGAAACCGTGCCAACTGCTTTTTGCGTACTGGTAGCGCTATCAGTGACAACCGCAATAGCGCCGTTGTAAGCGTCGTCGTCAGCACTACCCGCTGTCAGTGTAAAGCTGGTTTGTGTTGCTAATGTTGCAATGGTTGTACTTTGTAATAGCTGTGGTGGCGTGCCTCCGGCTCCGGTTGTCCATGCCGCATCGCCTCGATCCCTGATGGCTTCGAGTGAATCGGTAGCGCCTGAGAATGTGCCACCCTTAATATCGGTTAGGTGCGTTTCCAGCGTTGTGCTTGTGTCGGTTTCAATCGCTACGACTCTAGGTTGCATATCGGCTGTATCTACTAGGATAGAATCAACATTAGTGTCAACTGTAGCAATAAGCGCAGCTAAATCGCCTGCCGTCTGCGATGTGTCACCAACTTCATTAACATTAACATCAGGCAACCCAGAAGCAGAAGCGGCAACAACATTATGCTGCCATGTTTCAATATCAGCGTCGGCTGGGATAACCTCAAATACAGAAGTTGCATCGGGTGTTATTACCCAATTTTCCGCCATTGTAGCAACTTTAGTCGTACCGTTATAAGAAATACAGATACCATGCTCTTGAGCGCCTGTACCTTCGGTGATTACAATCCTATTGCCACGATAGATATCATCTGTTGCGCTTGCGCCTGTATCTAATGTTATTGTACCTGCCGCACCTGCCTGCGCCGTGCCGTTATGCACTTCAAAAGCTGCATCGATTTGCCTTAAACGTCTACCTGCTGAATTAACGACATTATGCGTACCACCTGTTAAGACCTCATCCCATATAGCATCAACACTGGCAGCATTTATTGTTATATCCGTTAATCCAGCCCCCGCTGTTCCGATCAGTGCAAAGCTATCACCTGTCTGTGCTGTATGGCCTGTCAATGTTGTAACGGTAGGAATGACTGCGCCGGTATGTGTAGCGGCTGCTAGAGTGACATTAGCCGTGTCTAAATCGAAATCAGTCAAACGAATGCGACCACCAATCACCACCATGCCGGTTACTGTTCCACCAACATCAACATAATCAACGCCGGAAGCCACTGCTGCATCTGGTAAATCTAAACGATAACAGCCATCTGAAATATGAACGAATCCGCCGTCGGTATGTGCGCCGCCCTCGGTTTGCGTAGCCTCTGTGATTGATGAGTGCGCCGCGCCTGGTCTACGATACCATAAGTCTATACCTGCTGTATTAAATACCACGCCGGTTTCTGGTGTGCCGTCAGTATCATCGACTATCCTGATTGTACAAGAATAATCTGTATCACCTTTTTTAATAGCATCTAATAACATGATCTATCCGTAATAAGCATTCAATAATGGAAGTATTGTACCACCACCCGCCGATATATTCTCAAATGCACCAATATCATAAACAGAGTTTTGCGGTCTTGCTGTTCCGATAATATCGGACGTGGTAAGAGCTGATGTCGTGCCTGCGTCTATCGCGTTAGAGCCTGTCTTTAAGCTAAAGTCACTATTGGCTGGATCGGTGAATAAAGACGTACCAGTTTGGCTTTTAATAGAATTAGTGCCAGGTGCGCTTGTATCTTCAGAGCAGTTGTAATCTGATGAGGCGTTAAATGTACCCTGAAAGTCAGTGCCGCCCGTACCTCTGTCAATACAAGCCACATTAGTCACGGTAACGCCTGATTCACCTTCACAGTTGTAGTAATATCCATCAAATGTACAGTTGACAAAATTTACACCTGTACGGCCAGCAGAGCGTCTATATGCTCCCCTTGATCCACTGCCATCAATGGCTTCTATGGTGGTGTCTGTAAATGTACAGTCGTTACTAAAGGCTATGCCCGAATGTGTGTTAGTTGTCGATTGAAGTACACACCGCTGAACCTCGTTGTTAGCATCCAGAAATAAAATAAACGGATTTCCGCCGCCGGTGTTGGTGTTCTTTATCTGTAAATCAATGAATTTAAAATAGGTTTCATACCCATCAACCGCGTTAAGGCTTGATCCCGAATGTTCTAATCTGTAAACGCCTGTATTGTAGCTGCCACCGTGGGCATCACTTGAATTTTGAGCAACCGTACATTCGTTGCCTGATCCACACGTCCAACCAGAAAGCACTAATTGTGTCGTATCGGCTGTTGATCCTGCACAATAAACAATATGTGTATCGCCTGCTGATACTAAATTTGTTTGCTCTGCCGCTTCCCATTCTGACAAAGTGGCATAAGCACGGGTAACGCCTGTGGTATTGTTGGTTGTGCCGTCGCCGCCTGCTGTCGAGCCTGTATTAACGTATCGAGTGACAACAGCCATTATGCAACATCGCTTTCGACTAACTCAGTCGAATCATCATCTAAAGCCGCATTCAGATTATCAATAACCACCTTTTTACGAATATAAGGCTTGGCCTGTGTCCATGTTACGGTCAATTCATGGTTGGCTATCATTGCGTTTCTTGCGCCCACTGGGATCGCCGATGGTTTAATGCGCCACTTCCTGCGGCGATATAAGGGCGGGTTATCAATTATCACCGTACTACGAACAGGTGCAGACAATGCTTTTTTTATGGTTTCAATCGAATAAACATCGGGAACATTAGTGATGTGAATAAAACCAAAGCGGGTATCCATTGAAAACGTGAAATTAGCAGGCGTTAGAAATACGTCGAAAACATCGCCTACACGATAGCGCATCGCTTCCTTTGCAGGATCATAGGATAGATCATGAGTCGCCGGATTAAGCATGATTTGTAGTGTTATATCCAATTTTTAACTACCCGCAAATAATGCTATTTTATCACTGTAGCGGCTTTTTAGACAGCCTAGCCCAAATAACACCGATTAATAATTTGTATGCGCCGATAGCAATACCACCTGATGAGATACCGCAAAATAGCCAAAACCATAACGGTTGTTTTATTTCGCCCGCCCAATAGCCAAGCAAACCAAGTGATAAACCTGAAATAAATGAGAACAGCCAAATAATGGCTGCTTTTCGTGTGGTTCTGCGCTCTGGAAAGAATCCGAAATAAACTTTTTTAAAAACTTGTGTCAGGGTCATAACGCTTACAACGATAGCAAAGATAGCCAGCCGTTGCTGTGGCGTAAATAACTCGATTATCTGGTTAAAATATTGATCCATCAACAATGACCATGCTGGTTCAGTTTATTATGTTTTTTCATATTGTCCATACCCGTTAATAGCTGTAAATTATCTTCACAATGCAGGCCGCATACCGTTTTTCCATTTATTGGTATAATATGATCTACGTGTACCGTCTCGCAAATTCTCTTTTCTTCGATCTTAGCTAGAGTATAAAATAATTTTATGTATCGTTTGTCCGCCCATGCCGGTGTTGCTTGCTTTACTTTATTTTCTCTGCTTCTAGCATAGAATGCGAATTTGTCTGCATTCTTCTTACAGTATCGCTTTCTGTATTCCTTCCGTCTTTTTATTTGATCTGGCGACCTATTTTTATACCACTCTCTGCCGCGCTTAAGATTATCTTCCTTTGTTTTTGTTACTTTTAGCTCTTTAATACCCATCTTCCTACGTCTTATTCTTTTGTATTCTACATACTTCTCTCTATTGTTTTTCTCATATTCTCTTGTTTTTTTGCAAAAACAAATCTTGCACTGTCCTCTATAACCATCTTTATGAACTGCGCTTTTATAATACTCAGATAATGGCTTTATTTCTTCACATGAAGAACAAGCCTTATTTTCCACAATGAGTTCCTGCTGGGTCAAACGGATCAAGCAAATGCTCACACCACCAGGCCGCCATTCTCAAATCAAATCCTTTAGATTCCGCAAGGTGTCGCTGCAGCCTGGAAGTAAATAGCCACTCTTTCGGTAATTCACGGAAAAAGATAGTTCCCACTATCGCATTCATGGCGATGTCAAATAGAAAACCAACAACGATTATTTGCCCAAAAAATATGGCGCTGGTGTTAGTGATTCGCGCTTTATTGCGCTTTAGGTTCATGATGGCCAGATAAAAAATCAGTGTGATCATGGCGATTAGATAGACATTAAAAGCAAGTTCTAATATTTCCATTATTCATGCTCCTTATCGTGATCTTTGAGGATTTGCGCTACTTGTTCGGCGATCTGCGTGTTTTTTATATCTGATGTTGATACAACCCATTGAATAATGCCGGTTGTGGCGCTTACGGTGAATATGGCAATGGCCAGCCATACTCTCATTTCTTTTTTCTGTACGAAATTACTATAAACTTCCTCTTTTAGCTCATTTCGGCATTCTATCAGCTCTTTTTCGCCTTTCCTTATTTCCTCGTAAAGACCGTCCATGTCCTTTTCGGTTTTGGCTGCGTGGCTTTTAAATGAAGATAATAGCTCTGTCACCGTCTTCTCTATATACCCCATTTTGGCCTTAATTCCTTCTACATCGATTAGATGCTTGACCTGTTCTTGTGTGAATGCCGGTTCGCTCATGATGTCATATTTCGGTGATAAGAATTATCTCGAAGTTTATCATAATCAATCGGTTTATTTTTATTTTGTGATTTGCAATCAAAACATTTTGCGGGGCTGTCGATATGAACAGCCACTTTTGCGGTTGGTTCTATGGGGAATTTAACAGGCATATCTAAATACTCTTGCTCGGTCATAACACCACCTCATAGCGTTTCTGCTATTTTACATGATTTTTATTTACATTTACAAATCGGACACATTTAGGACAAGCCTGTAGTTTTAAGTAGCGCTTTTTCGCGCTGTGCATCACATCGTGCTTTTTTCTTTTCCTTGTTTGCTTCGCGCAAATCCCCCAGCATCTTAATTCTAAGCCTTAGCCGCTGTTCTGGTGTTGTCTTGTGGCTGAGTCTTAGATGGTTGTT